GGAATTAAAGAAAGCTCAAGCTGTTTTAGCTTGTTATTTGAATAACAACAAAGACTCTTTAAATTTAACAGGATTAGAGGCTTATCAAAGAGTCGGAGTTGGAGGAGTAGCAGTCGAACCCTATAGATTTGGTGCTGTTGGCTTCAACAATATCCCCCCAATGGTGGAGAGATACTTTGTAGGCATTAGAATAGGGGGACCAAGTACCGTCTCTATTAAACGGAGCTAATTATTATGGCTTTTGAATTTACATCTGCAACAATCATCACAAACACAGACGCACAAACGGGGCGATGGGGGAAGGTTCACGCCTTGTCTGATGCTTCATGCACTTTTGTTTCTAGTGATCTTACCGAGAATGGATCTTCAACCATTAACGGGATCACGATGAATGCAGGAACAGAAATAGAGGGAGTCGTGATTACAAGCATTGAGCTTGCTAGCGGTCAGGTTGTCGCTTATAGAATCTAATGTCGTTTGCTGACGCTTTACAAAAGGCAGTTAATAAGATCAACCAAATTCCTGGCATAGGAGTTGATGTTACTCTCCGACGTATAACGCTGGGGAGTTATAACACTTCAACAGGCGAGATTGCAGAAACAGCTTCAGATTCAACAATTAAAGGCGTTTTTGAAGATGTCACGCAAAGAGAAGTCAATGATTTAGTTCAGGCTGATGACAGAAAGTGCATGATTAGTGCATCGTCTGTTAGTAATGTTCCAACGACAAAAGATAAAATTATTTATAACAGTGTTACTTACCAAGTAATTAGCGTGAAGACAGTCTCTCAAGCAGGGGTAGATTTAAGTTATGAATTAGTGCTGAGGGCTTGATGAGAGAGGTTCCTCCCGACAAGATTGGTGACTTTGCTGAGGAGCTAATCACCGTGTTATTGCAAACAACAGTATTAGAATCTGATGCACGTTTGAAAGTTGGGACTCCTGTCGATACGGGGAGGCTGCGAGCAGGCTGGCAAATAGGAGAGGATATTGTCCCTCAAGGAGTACCAGTTGGTGAATCTTTTGGCGATAAGGGGACAGCAAAAATGATCACAAGCCCGTCAGCGAATGCAGTGCGAGTTGTTCGGACTGGGCCGAAAGGAGCCAACTACACGCCTGGCAAGGAGAAAGTAGAGAGTGTTTATACGATTTCAAATAATTTGGAATATGCGGAACCTATTTGCTATGGAACAGGTCGCCCAGAATCATGGGAGAAATCAGGGACGACAGGTAGCACACAAAACCCACCGCCTTGGGTAGAAGAGATCGCTAAAAGTATGCAGAAGTATATTGATTACAACTGGGACAAAATTACAAGGAACAATTAAATGGCCGCTACTAATCTCAACACAGTCAGATCAACAGTTGAAGGTCGTTTAAAGACCGAATTGGATGGCTCGCCCGCTATCCCTATTGTCTTTAATAATATGCCTTATACTCCAACACCTAACAGCAGTTGGTGTCAATGTAGTTTCAGCTTTAGCAGTAGTTCTTACTTAACACAAGGCGGAACTTCTGGCTCTGCTAATTTATTGACAGGCATTACTTCAGTTAATATCTTCACTCCGAAAGGAGTTGGGGCAGGGGCAAATTTAACAATTGGCAAGCGTATTAGAGATCTTTACAATAGGATTAATATTTCAGGCGTTTATTTTGATTCCCCAATTGGGCCTGAAGTAATGACAGCCCCTTCACCTGAAGGCTACTATCAAACACAAGTTAGAATGACTTTTGAAGTCACCGAGGAACTCTAAACATGGCTCTTACTGAAGAACAGCTTGACGCTATTGAGGCTGTTAAAGGCAAAAGGAACCCAGCGTTGTGGGATCCTCGTTGCCAACAATATTTAGAGAACAAAGGTAATTCAAAGGCTATAAAACCTGTAACTAAGTCCGATAAGGGCTAAACTTCACACATCATTCCCCTATTAATTAAATGGCTGTCTATCGAGGCGAAGAGGGTTCTGTTAAATTCAAGAACTCTGCGGGCACAACTGAAGCTGTTGCCCAGACAACAGCATGGAGTCTTGACATCTCTAAAGATGTTTTGGACACAACAGCACATGGAGACACATCACGCGCTTTTGTAGGATCTTTGGTCTCTGGGACTGGTTCTGTTGAATTTAATTACACAGCAGCATCAGGAAACGAAACAAAGAATTTATTAGACGAAGTTCTGGTAACTGAAGACGCTGCTGACGCTCAATTTGAGCTTTATATCGACACTTCAGGTTCTAAGAAGTGGTCTTTTGCTGGAATTGTTACAGGGATGAGTACATCCACAACAGTGGGCGACTTAACAAAGATCACTGCTAACTTCACTACAAGTGGCGCAATTACTAGCGCGGCTTAAAATTATAAAAACAACCCCACCTTATTATCATGGCTTCTAGCGACAAGCAGCGCACCGTCGATTTGCTCTGCGGTGCTTTTGATTTGAATGATCGCAGGAAATTCGAGCTAACAGACGCTAATGGAGATCATGTTATTGATCTTTATTTCAAAGCTATAACTCGCGCAGATCGTGTCTTGTCTATGAAGTCAGCGGGTGATGATGCTTTAAAAGCAAGCACCCAGCTTCTTTGTGTAAAAGCAGAATTGGAAGATGGGACGAAGGCTTTCTCTCCAGGTGATGCAATTAAGTTACAGAGAGAATTACCTGAAAAAGTTTTAAATGATCTTGAATTGTTTTTAAATGGATTAGAAGAAGGAGCAGAGATTGGTGAAATAAAAAAGCTTTAGAAGCTGATGAATGGTTCTTCTTTGAGTTTTTCTTAGCAACAGAGTTAGGGATGACTGTTGGTAGATTGCGGAATGAGATAACAGAAGCGGAGTTAATAGCTTTTGCTGCTTATTACGAGTTAAAATCTGACTACGAGAAGCGATCAAGCTAGACTCTTTCTATGGCAGTCTCAAATGTAAAATTTAGGGTTGACGCGAGGGACGCGATAGCAAAAATTCGTGAGTTAGGCAATGCTTCAGGACGTTTAGCAAGACAGAATTTAAAAACGCAAAAAACATTTGGAGGTCTGCAAGGGGTCTTAACCAAGCTTGCATTGGTTGAAACAGGGCGGCGCATGGTAAAAATGGCGTCTTCTTTTAAGCAGACTCAAATACGTTTGGAATTGTTATCAAAGCAATATGGAGAGAATAAAAAAGCGCAGGAATTAGCAGCAAGAGCAGCAGATAAATTTGGGCTAAGTCAAGCGGAAGCATTAAGTGGCATTACCGATATTTATGGACGATTAAGGCCGATAGGCGTGACGTTAAAAGAGATTGAGACGACATATATGGGCTTTAACGTTGCCACGAAACTCGCAGGGGTTAGCGCAGGCCAAGCTTCGGGGGCATTCTTGCAGTTATCTCAAGCGTTAGGTTCTGGTCGTTTACAAGGTGATGAATACAGGTCAATTGCAGAGCAGTTACCAATTTTGACTCAAGCGATTGCAAAGGAGATGGGCAAGCCTGTTGGTCAAATCAAAAAGCTTGCTTCAGAAGGAAAGATTACAAGCGAAGTCGTAATAAACGCTTTAAGGGCAATAGAGAGGGACGGCGGTGCAAGCATTGAGGCGTTGATGAAAAGATCCCCTGAACAGCAGTTTAAAAATCTACAAAATGCCATTAGTGATTTGAGCGTTGAGTTAGGTGAGTATTTAATTCCTACAACGATAGCCGTGACTCAAGTTTTGACGGCTTTAGTTAGAGGGGTCCAAGATCTACCCGACCCCATAAAGGCGACTGCTGTAGGTTTTGCCGCTGTTACAACTGCCGTGGGGATTGCTATCCCTGTAATGTCAAAACTCTTCAATATTTATCGAGCTTACCGTATTTTCTTATTGCGTAAATTTATTCCAGCTCTTGCCTTGACTAAAGCTGCTTTTGGTTGGATTTCTTTAGGTTTGACCGCTGTGGCTTTAGGTATTGCAGCGTTAGGTAATCAATTCGTCCAAAATGAAAGGGCACATAAAGAATATAACGAATTACTTAAAGGAACAGACACGGCGGCGGTCAAGGCAGCAATAAGCACAAGAGAGTTGGCTTTAGCAGAGGCGCAATTAGCCCTGCAAAGAATCGAGGCGGCTAACAAACGAGGACAAGGCATTAACCCAGAAAGAGCTTTTGGTGGCAGCTCTACCGCAACTTCTAGTGATGCTTCTACAAGCCATTTGGAGAAGAGAATAAAAGGCCTTAATACTCAGCTAGAAGAACTTAGGGGTCGCTTGACAGAAATCCCTGCTGAGATTGCAGCGGACGAAATCAAGAAAGCAAGCGAGGCGATGGGTGCATTGAAAGATATAACAGCACAAACCTCGGCTCAATTCCAAGATGCTTTTGCTAAAAAATTCAGCTCTTATGCCAAGAGCGTTCACGATTTTGGTGGTCAAGCTGCGGACATAGTAATCAAATCTTTCCGTGGGATGGAGGACGCTTTAGTCTCCTTTGTTCAAACTGGGAAGCTATCATTTGCTGATTTTGCAAGGTCAATTATTGCTGATATGACTCGAATAGCCATAAGACAGGCAATCATTGCGCCACTTATGGGTAGCTTCTCCAGTTTCTTGGGTAATACGTTTGGACCAAAGCCAGTCCCTACAGGCCCGATTGCTGACGGGAGTGCTTTCGTTCCTCATCGAGCCGCAGGTGGACCAGTAAGAGGCGGTAGTCCTTATATGGTTGGAGAGCGTGGACCTGAATTATTTGTCCCAAGCAGATCGGGGAGTATTACACCTAATCATGCGTTAGGAGGATCAACAACGATCAACGTTTCTGTTGATGCGTCTGGCAGCGAAGTGGCAGGGGACGATGCACAATCCAACGAATTAGGCAAAATGTTAGCAGCGGCAATTCAAGCTGAACTTGTAAAACAGCAACGACCTGGAGGTCTATTAGCGGCTTAACTTATGGCAACCTTTCCTTCAATTACAGCC